CTGTCGATGTAACTTGCTTGCCAAGATTTGGAAGATAATATGCCAGCATGGTCATACAGCAGTCTTAAAACATTTCAACAATGCCCGAAGAAGTATTACCATCTTAAGGTAGCTAAGGATGTCAAAGACGAAGGTAGTGAAGCCACAATATATGGCAAAGAGCTACACAAAGCTGCTGAAGACTATATTAAAGATGGCACACCCATACCACCTCAGTTTGCGTTTATTCAAGAAACAGTAGATGCGCTTAAGAACATCCCAGGTGAGAAGCATACTGAGATTGAACTAGGTGTATCTAATAAAGGTGGTAGACTTAATCCTTGTGGGTTCTACGATAAAGATGCGTGGTATCGGGGTATTGCTGACTTGCTGATTGTTAATGGCGACGAAGGCTACCTAGTGGATTACAAGAGCAGTAAGAACGCAAAGTACGCTGACTTGAAACAGTTGGATTTACTAGCAGGTGCGGTATTTGCTCACTTCCCAGAACTTAAAACGCTTAAGTCTGCTTTGATATTTGTAGTTAGTAACGAGTTTGTTAATAAAGAACACAGTTCGCAACACAAATTAGCCTACTTTGAACATGTACGGTTTGATTTGGAACGGCTTGAAACAGCCCTAGAAACAGGTGTATGGAACGCAGTAGCGGGTCCGTTATGCGGTTGGTGCCCCGTCAAGACTTGCCATAACTATAAGGAGAGACGCAGATGACTAGATGCTACGGCATGGATGATTGCCCCCTAGAACTAAAAACTCCCGAGTTTAAGCACTCGTATCACGACCCTGCGTCTAACTTTACAGTTGAGTTTGGGATTGGAGAATATGCCCATAAAACATCTTGCGAAAGCTACATAGACCTCAATGCAGATTTGGGGGGTGGCTACGACATGGAAATAGCAATTAAAGTAGACGGAAAATGGCATGTTGTTGAAACCCAAGCAGTACGAGTAAAAATACTAGGTTCTTTTGAGCGAGATGGGTTTAAGTTGGCATTGCAACAAACTGGCTTGTTGACTCTACCGTTTTACGGCAAAATGAAGGATCCCTACGAGGAGGAAAAAAATGCCATACGTGAACAAACCTAGACCATATAAAAAAGAATACGAACAGTATCAGGGTAAACCCGAACAAATAAAAAATAGGGCTAAACGTAACACAGCCCGTGCGGAGCTAATGAAAGAAGGAAAGGTACATAAGGGTGATGGAAAAGACGTCGATCATACACAACCTCTCAGCAAGGGGGGAACAAGTGCTAGGGGTAATCTCAAAGTTAAACCCGCTAGCAAAAACAGATCGTTTAGCAGGAACTCAGACCACACAGTCAAACGGAATGTCTCAAAAAAGTAGCATCCTAACGGACTACAACTGGCCTGGTAAACACAAACCATTTGCACACCAAAAGCAGACTTCTGATTTTTTAACGCTTAACCGCAAGGCATTTTGCTTTAATGAGCAGGGTACAGGTAAGACGGCTAGCGTAATATGGGCATCAGACTACTTAATGAATCTAGGTGTCGTACGTCGTGTGCTTGTGATATGCCCTTTGTCCATTATGAAATCGGCATGGCAACAGGACTTATTTAAGTTTGCAATACACCGCACATGCGACGTTGCCCACGGCACTCCAGCTCAACGTAAGAAAATACTTGCCAACAATGCTGAGTTTGTCATTATTAACTTTGATGGGGTAGACATCGTCAAAGAAGAAGTTTTAAAAGGTGGGTTTGACCTAATCGTGGTAGATGAGGCAAGTGCTTATAAAAATGCACAGACAACCCGTTGGAAGACCCTTAGAGACATAGCTAGTCAAGTCAAGGGTATGTGGATGCTTACTGGTACTCCAGCAGCACAATCTCCCGTAGATGCGTTTGGGCTGGCTAAATTAATTAACCCCGAGGGTACTCCCAAGTTCTATGGGCAGTTCCGTGACCAAGTTATGTATAAGGTCGGCACCTATCGTTGGATACCTAAACCCCAAGCCCAATCTGTTGTGCATAAAGTGTTACAACCTGCTATTCGGTTTGAGAAAGATCAATGCCTAGATTTGCCTGACGTAACCTTTGTAGAACGGGATGCACCCCTTACCCCCCAGCAAATTAAGTATTACAAATTGCTCAAGAAACAAATGCTAATACACGCAGATGGGGAGCAAGTTACTTCAGTAAATGCGGCTACTAATATCAACAAACTACTGCAGATCTCTGGCGGTGCGGTCTATACCGATACTAGAGAAGTCATAGAGTTTGACGTATCCAATCGCCTACGTGTTATTGAGGAAGTTATTAATGAAGCTTCACACAAGGTCCTGGTGTTTGTTCCATTTACACATACTATAGAACTACTAAACAAACATCTTACCGGAGCTAATATCACCTGCGGAATCATCAACGGACAAGTACCTGTAAATAAACGACACGAGATAATCAAAGACTTCCAAGAGACAGATAACATTAGGGTCTTGATAATACAACCCCAAGCAGCGTCTCACGGGTTAACACTAACTGCTGCTAATGTAATCATTTGGTATGCTCCTGTAACCAGCGTAGAAACATACTTGCAAGCCAATGCACGTATTAACCGCCCGGGGCAAAAGAACCCCATGACCATTGTGCATATCAAAGGAAGTGAAGTAGAAGCTAGGCTTTACAAAATGTTACAGAATAATATAGACAGCCACACAAAAATAATTGACTTATACAGACAAGAAATTGAAGAAATAGCTTGACATTGTCAAAGTCATTGGTATACTAGCGGTTCGTAGTTAGAAGGAGCTAAAAATGGAAGATGTACAAACAGACAAGCTTGCCGAGATTTATATCAAAATTAGAGACAAGCGAGCTGAGATTAAAGAGTTGTACGAGCAACAAGACGAAGAGTTAAAAGCTCAACAGGACTTGCTCGCAGAAAAGATGCTAGACGTATGTCGTGAAAACAATGCCGATAGCATTAAAACACCAGCAGGGACAATTATTCGTAAAGTGGATACACGGTACTGGACGACTGATTGGGATTCTATGTATCAGTTCATACAAGAACATGATGCCTACCCCCTGCTCGAGAAGAGGATACATCAAACTAACCTCAAGCAGTTTCTTGAAGAGAATCCAAATCTGTTACCTGCTGGTTTACAAGCGGACAGTAAATACACCGTGGTTGTTAGAAGGAGCAAAGCATGAGTAATATTTCTATTTTTCAGCAGCAAAACTCAGTAGCAACTAACCGTGAGGTTAGCGAATTATCTAAAGCCCTAGCGGATAGCGGTGGCGGTTCTACTAGCCGTCGTATCACCATGTCCAAAGGCGTATTCCGTCGCATTGTAAACGGCAAAGAAGCAGGTAAAGTTAAGGATGGTTTCTTAAATGTAATCGTTATTAACGCATTGCCAAAGGTATCCCGTCAGTTCTACGCTACTGCGTTTGATCCTGATGCTGCTCCAACTCTGCCTGATTGCTGGTCTAACCAAGGCGATGTACCTGATGCCAAAGCTGCAAACCCACAGTCCGCAAGCTGTGCTACTTGTCCACAGAATATTGATGGTTCAGGCGCCAACGGCAAAGGTCGTGCATGTCGCTTTAATCGCCGTATTGCTGTATTGCTTGAGAACGATATGAGTGGCGATATTTATCAATTTAATATCCCAGCTAAGTCTTTATTTGGTAAGGGTGTTGGTAATACGCATCCGTTTGAAAGCTATATTAAGTTCCTACCAGCTAACGGTGAGAGCATTGATCGCATCATTACTCAGATTGCATTTGACGAGAACGAGACGGCTGATGTGCTGAAGTTCACCCCAGTGCGTCATTTAACCGATGAAGAGATTGATGTTGTTGAAGCAGCACAGTCTACTCAAGAGTCCAAGCGAGTTATTCAGTTAACCGTAGCTCAGCAAGATGGTGTTGTTAAGTTGCCACCTGCGGCTGCTAAAGAACCTGCCGAAGAAGTAGTTGATGAGCCTGTCGTTAAACGAGCTAAGAAAGCTGAGGTGCCTCCTGCCGCACCAAAAGCAAAATTAGCAGATGTCGTTAACGCTTGGTCGGATAACTAATAATGAGTTACGGCTATAGTGCCAAGACTATTCAGCTTAATAAACAGGCTGATAGCAGTAGGCTTGGTGTTGCTCTTGGTAAAGCGGCTATAAAACTAGGTATATCAGTTGCAGATGTAGCAACCACTATTGGGGTTAGCAGGCAAACGATATACAACTGGTTTGTGGGTTCGTACGAACCCGATAAACGCTACGTTAAGAACGTAACTAAGTTACTGAATAGTCTTACTAAGCACATTAAAGAATCAAAACTTAAGTAATAAAGAGCATCACCGGAAGGTGAGGGGGGAGTAGTCCCCCCTTTTTTCCCCCTAACAACGAGACGAGAATGGCAAACATTGACCTATTAAACAGAGTGCAAAGCCCCAATGGGTGGCTTACCGTGCTTGGCTTAAAGGGTAAATCTGCTATACAAGAGCTTGTTCAAACACGAGAAGAATTTGATACGCACGTAAAAGACTTTCTGTCCAAAGGCAGAGATGTGTATTTTGGTGTTGCTAAGTTTGAGACAAACCTAAATCGTAAAAAAGAGAACGTAAAAGACCTCAAAGCATTTTGGCTTGACTTAGATTGCGGTGAAGCAAAAGCAGAATTAAACCCAAAGACAAATCGTCCTGATGGCTATATAGACCAAGCAACAGGTCTACAAGCGTTGCAAGCCTTCTGCAAATTAATTGGATTACCAAAGCCTTTACTTGTTAACTCAGGTAGGGGCATCCATGCGTATTGGCCCCTTGTTAACCCTGTTAGTAGAGAAGAGTGGGAGCCAGTTGCTAATCGTTTGAATGAACTATGTGTATTGCATAACCTTTATGTCGATGCAAGTGTATTTGAGATAGCTAGGGTGCTTAGAGTTCCCGGAACATTAAACTTTAAAGATAATCCACCTAAGCCAGTAGAAATAATCTGTGATGCACCAGATGTTGAGTACGAAACATTTAAGAACTTACTTGGTGTAAAGGAAGCACCTAAGAAGCCAACGGCTCCTAGAGAACTAAGTGAGTTACAAAAAGCTATGGCTGCTAACACCGTATCTCGGTTTAGCAAGATTATGATCCGCAGTGCCAACAATGAAGGTTGTGCACAGTTGCTGTACCAGTATCAAAATCAAGAATCTGTATCTGAACCTATGTGGTTCAATGCGTTATCTATTGCCCATCGTTGCGTAGACAGAGAGACTGCGATCCATAAGATCTCGGAAAAACACCCTGACTATTCACCCGAAGACACAGAAGATAAAGCTAGCCATACAGCGTTCGCTCAGCGTTGCAGTACGTTTGAGAAAAATAACCCGGGCGGTTGCGAGGGTTGCCAGTGGAAAGGACGTATTGGTTCACCTATTGCCCTAGGTAGAGAAATAGTAAAGGCAGAAGAAACCGAAGTTCACGAGACACAGGAACTAGATGATGCCGTAACGTACAAGATACCATCGTACCCATTCCCGTATTTTCGTGGAAAGAACGGTGGCATCTACATAACAATCAAGGATGAGGAAGAATCAGAGCCCATCTGCGTATATGAGCATGACTTATACATCGTAAAGCGTATGCATGACCCTGACCCTGCGGTTGGTGAGCTTGTATTGTTGCGGTTGCATTTACCTAAAGATGACGTGCGGGAGTTTACTATCCCTCTTTCTACCGTAGCAGTAAAAGAAAGATTGCGTGAAGCGTTGTCAACAAAAGGCGTCGCAGGGATGCCAAAGCAAATGGATCAACTAATGGCATTTTTGATGTCATTTATTAAAGAATTGCAGTACAAAGGAAAGGCAGAACTTATGAGGACACAATTTGGCTGGGTAGATAAGAACAGCAAATTTATTATTGGCGATAGAGAGATTAGCAAAGACGGTACATTCCATAGCCCACCCTCTGCAAATACAAAAGCGTTTGCGGACGTTATGCATCCAAAGGGCACACTAGAGAAATGGAAAGAGGTATTTAACCTGTATGGTGCACCGGGGCTAGAACCCCATGCGTTTGCTGCGCTTACTGCGTTTGGCGCGCCGCTTCTTAAGTTTACTGGTCATAGCGGAGCAATCATAAATGTCATCCACAAAGAGTCAGGCACAGGTAAATCTACTGCGCTGTATATGTGTAATAGCGTGTACGGACACCCCGATAGGCTAGCTGCAATCTGGAAAGACACCCTAGCCGCTAAGATGTTGCACCTAGGGATTATGAATAACCTGCCCTTTACGATTGACGAGATTACCAACATTAGCCCTGCCGAATTCTCTACGCTGGCTTATAGCATGTCCCAAGGTCGTGGTGCTAACAGGTCTAGGTCGGATAAAAACGAGATGCGTATTAACAATACCACTTGGCAGACCATATCCTTGGCAAGTTCAAATGCTAGCTTCTACGAGAAATTAGGGGTGCACAAGAACAGTCCGGATGGTGAGAGCATGCGCCTATTAGAGTATCAGATCCATCCAAGCAATATTATCCCTGTGCACGTGGCTAAGGAGATGTTTGACCACCAACTAAAGGAAAACTACGGGCATGCTGGGGACATCTACTGCACCTACTTACT